CAGGCTGCTTTTAATACTCTATTTAAGTTTGGGTTTATGGCGCTACGTCTGGTTGCGCATTACGACACAACAGTAGCGGCAGACGCGACATGCACAAGGAAGTCTGCGGCGTCAACACCGTTCAGGCTCGTCTTGGCTTCCAGCGTAAAGTAGATGTTGTATCCGGTGGCGGCAGCAACCTCAAGGAACTTGCCAGCATCGCCAGTCACATTCGCCGCGCAAGCAACAAAGATGTCGCCAACAGACAGGGCGGCGAAGTTAGCGGTGCCGGAAGCAAGGCTCAGGTGGTCTTCGGTCACGATCAGGTGTTGACCAGCCCAAGCAGCCACGTCAAACGCGGTCACATAAGCGTCCTTGGCAATCGTGGCGGGGGCGACCTCTTCGCCGTCATGGTGCAGGATCGCCAGTTTCAGTTCTGCGACTTTCGCAGCAGCGGCGTCCGCCAGGGCAACCGTCTTGCCAGCGGCGATGGAGCACAGGTAGCCGTTCTTGATTTCGGCGTGCGCCTTGATGGTGGGGTCATTCTTCGCAGTTGCGAACAGACCGATGTCACGGAATTTAATCATTGTCTTTTCCTCCTATGTTTTGGCTTTCCTAAAAGATGCTGACTTCTTCGTTGTCTTCGTTGGTTTCGTAAACGGACGCAAAGATGTCAATATCCTCTTCGTCCTTCTTCTCGGCTGCGTTCTGCTCTGCAACCTTGGCGTCCTCAATGGACTTCTTGGCGATGGCGACAAGAATCTTGTCAACAATCGCATTGACCTCATGGCTCATGGGGTCTGCCTCAAAAGCAGTGATTTCTTCCTGGGCAACCGCCTTCTGCTCATCGGTGAAGTCAGCGAGTGCAGCATTCAGTTCACCAATGCGAGCTTTCGCCTTCTCAGCGGCAATCAGAACCCGCAGGCCCTCAGCCTCGTCCCACAACTCCTTGTACTTGGCGTCAAGTTCGTTGCGCTCCGTCTCCACAGCAGCCAGAGCAACCTTCAGCGATTCCACGCTGGCGTTCAACTCTGCCACGGTGCTTGCGTTCTGCTCAATCACCTTTTCCTGTTCGGCGGTCTTATCGACTTTGGAAGCCAGTTCGACCAACAGGTTTTTCAACTCATCCATCTTTTCCTTTCCCTCTCTTTCCCTATTGCTATTGAACTCAAGTAAAACCGCCGACTGGTCTGCCGGGCGTACCCCAAGCAGGGCATAACCGCTGTAATCAAAAGCGGTAGGCACTCTACCTTGTTCAAACTTGCCGTTTAAGTATTTGATTCTGTCGTTTTGTTCAGTCCTGACGATTTCGACACTGCCCTTGGGCGGCGCACCCTCCTGAATTCTGCCTTCGAGCCATTTCACAAACTCGTTATGGCGCATCTGGTCGATGGTGCCCTCAGCGATCACAACACGGGTCGGGATACCGTTGATCTCAACGGTGTCCAAATAACCACGCTCTGCGTTGCCGATAATCGTTGCGTCCTTGAACACAGGAAGCCCGTCTTCGACTTCATGCTCCCCGTGCCCCAATAATTCTGTTTCGTCACCGTCTAAGAATTGAGCAGTAATGGACATGCCTTTAATGCTCTCTAAGTTGTCCTTGCAGTATTGCTCAATCCAACAAATCCCATTGTCATTGAACTGCTTGCCGACATTGTTCTCTACAACGTCATCGGAAAACACTTCATGTAATACTGCCTTGAACGGACGGCGACCGTTCTTTCTTTTCTTTGCAGAAAGTTCAAAACCAAGCATTCGCCTCACCTCCTTTCGCCTTACATAGTGCTAGGCTTCGGAGAAGCGTTAGCGTTGTTCGTCTTGCTCTTGACCGTATTTTCATTTGTTGGATTGTCGTTTTCTGGGCGACCAGTTTTCCTGTCCTCGCGGCTCAAGGTGTTGCTGGTCTGGTGAACCGGGTACTTGTTCTCAATATTTTCCTCAAGTTCCCGGTCAAGAATGCTGAAGAAGGCATCCGGTGGCACGCCAATGGCAGCAGACCACAAGGAGATGCTGCCCTTGCCCTGCAGATAGATGCCCTTCATGTACTCCACATATTCCTTGCGGTTGGCGTAGGTGATGGGCAGATAGACCACGTTGACAGGGTAGTTCTTGTCCCTTAGCACGCAGGCGTTGATGACCTTGTTCAGTTCAGAGGTGATTTCGTCAACCACCTTGAACACAGTAGCAGTCACCAACTTCAAGTTCTCCTGCAAGGATGCAAAAGACGTGTCCCCAGCGCCGGACAACAGGGCTTCAGCAAACCCCAGAGAGGTTGCGATGTTATTCCGCAACTTCCTTTCGTTCTTTTCGTCAAGCACATCCACGTTCACGCTCAGGCTATCAATCTTGGTGCCAGATGCAACGGAGAAAAAAGAAATCCCGCCTCGATTGTTCTTGGTGGTGATGCCTTGCTTAACCGCATCGTGCTGTTGCCTTTGTTGGTCTGAGGACAGTGCGCTTGTACCTTGCTCCTTGCCCGGGGGGAAGGTCTGATATACAACCTTGTTGTTTACCTCGTCCAACACCCTGCGCTTGGTGTCCGTGTGATAGTCTGCAAAATAAATATCAAGCAGGGCGGCCAATGCAAGGGGCCTGCCCCAAGGCTCTGACTTCTTGCTCCTGAACTTCACACAAATGGTGTGATCGTTATTCAACACAAGCCACTTGTTCCTACCAGTAGAACTTGAATAGGTCGAATAAGCCTTGCGGAACTCGGGCGGGAACTTCTTCAATTTGGATTGTGCGCTTTCATTGCCAGAAGCCTTATCAAAATAGGACAGGTCAAAGGCAAGCACAGGGCTTGAGTTCTTTAGCCCGATAATTTTCGTGTATTCAGGTTGCAGACTGACAGCGGATGCCCGAACCATCTCATTAATCTCTGAGATGCCTTGCACATCTGCATCAGACATGGTTCCGCTTGTTTTGATGGGACGCTCCCTGAAATCTACATAATAGAAAGCAATCCCGTCCACCAGCGAATTGTGCAAACAGTCACGCACTAACTCCCTGTCCCGCAGGGAATCAAGTGTAGCCTGCACCTTGTTCTGGTATTCACGCTTCTTGGCTTTGCTTTTGCCGTATGGCACAACCACCTTATCTAAGGTAGGAAGTGCCACCATCTTGTCCACGGTGTTCGCCACAATGCCATTCAGGTTATAGACAGTCCGACTTAGGTCGCGCAGTTCTGCGTTGTTGCCCATCGGGTCTTGCATCATGTTCCTAATCTGCTCAGGTCTGAACATGCTGTACAGGTCTGCACCAAATAAGCCTATGGAATAGTTGGCGAAACTGTTGACATAGGACTGCGCCTCATAAGTAACTTCGCTCAATGGCAACACCCCCCTTCTAATTGATTAATGCAGTGTATTCGTAGTCTGATGTATTTGAAACAAGGTCTCGCTCAAGAAGGGATGCCAAATACACGCCATACGAAAGACTGGAGTATCTATCTTTTTTGTTGCCCCCAGTCTCAAACACCCGGATGTCTCCTGTCGTGGGCGACTTCGTGTATTCAAGGCTTATCATCTCTGAAATGAGTGCCTGTGTCTCAATATACGGACGTTCATAGAACACCAGCGTCTCTGCGTCCACCGCATTCTGGTATTCCTTGATGTTCGGGATAACTTCTTCCATTGCAGTAGCATGGTCAACCAGCAGTTCAAGCCTGTTGCTTGAAATGCAATCCCGCATCAGCATGGCGATATCGCTGTTCAGTTTGGCAGATGCCGTCACCACAAAGGCCACAGGCATCGCACCCGGCGTGACAATGCGCCTTGCTGTGTTGTCATCGTTGAAACACACCCACGGGGGATACTCACAGTCACGCTCGCTGTCGTACAGGATTTGGGCCAGGCGGTCGTAAACCAGGATGCCACCATTCCGGGCGTCAATCACCACATAGTCGCAATTCAGGTCATAAAAAAGGCGCTTGATGCGCAACGCCTGATTGTCAATGTGGCTTCCCGGGTCAGCCTCCATGTATGGAACGGCTATCCTGTAGCCGGAACTGGTATAGTTACCATCCCCGTCAATCTTCATGCCCAACTTCTGCGGGAATAACCTCAACAGCGTGGTCGCAGAATTGTCGTTGGTGGACTTGTCAACAAAGGCAAAGTCGCATGATAGAATACGAATTTCGTCAGCGTGCTTAGGCAAATCATGGGGATTTGGCCTCTTCGACCTGTCAAAAGGCGACCTCGGATAGATACACTTCTTCTGAACCTGACAGCCCACCAAGGACTTGTAAGAAAAGAAGTTCCTGGTGTTCTCGCGTAATAGCCCGTTCTCGTACTCGATAAACCATGTGATGGGGTCTGCGTTCCGTTTGTCACGCTCCAACTGTTGCTTCGACTTGATCCTATGCTTCATTACAATAGCAAGGTCAAGGGCCGCAAAGCACCCGGACTTGTCACGGTAGTAGTCATCCACTAGGCCAGTACACAGCGGATAAATCCATTCTGTGCTCGCACCAGAGCT